CCGATAAAGCTACAAAAAATGTAGAAGACATGTTTAAGAATATAGTTGACATGGTTACGACATTAATCTCTATAGTCATTCCTTTAATTTGGAATTTATTAAGGAGTATTACCGTAGCCCTGTATAAGGCAATTCCTTCTATTTTAAAGGGGCTGACCACGACTATTTTTACTTTTGTTAATTCTACATTTATGGGAATAGCTAATATGGCTTTAGACTGGATGGATAGGATATTAACAAAAGTAAAGAACTTTATAAGTGAGAATATACCCTCAATCTCAAAATTAATAAAAGAATCAGTTGGGGGTATTGGTGATTTATTTGGTAAAGCGGGAAATTTTATTTCTCAAGGGGCGGCCGCAATTAACCCGTTTCAAAACGGGCCTATTCCCTCAGTGGCAGGAATTCCGAATAATTTAGTAAATACTTCTAATACTTCCAATATTAAAAAAGAAGTAACCTTAAAAGTAAATACGGATTTAAATGTTCCCGCTGGGACTTCTGAGAGTCAAAAGGTATATTTAGAGAAGACCGTACAAGAAATTTTTGAAACACAAATAAATAGATTATCTCATAACCTTGTTCAAGGTTTACCGGAGGTTGACTGATGGGAATATCTTTATTTATACAACAAAACCAACGCAATAAAATTGAAGCTCTTGAAATTGATATGACAATTTCAGAAAATCATGAATTTACGAATAATGTCACAAGTTACCCCGTGGATGTTGGTTTTAATATTACCGATCATGTTAAGCCTCAACCACCTAAATTGACCTTGGTAGGGTTGACAAGTGAGACACCCGTGCAATATTTTTCTGGACAAATAGGTAATTTGGTTAAGTCGGATCTTACTAATAGAGTAAATGAAACTTTCCGTTTACTGTTAAATTATGCAGGCTTTCAGGTACCTAAACATGGTGGCGCGGATTCCTTAAGGCCCATAAACCCTTCTTTACTTACTATTGTTACTGGGTATACTATTTATAGGAATATGGTTGTTCAGCAAATTAATTTCCCCAGGGAGAAAGCGACAGGAAGGTCAATACAATATAATTTAACTTTGGTTCATATTCGTAAAGTAAGCGCGTTATACAGTGTTATAGACAATACATCTTCTAAAGTCCCCAACGCTAAAACACAAGCGGCTGAAACTATTAATACAGGGAAGAACACCACGGAAATAGTCACAGAAGAATCTATACCATACAAAGGACTTACTTTTTTAAAGGGGTTAATACAATGATAGTCAGAATACCATTTAAGCCCTTGCCCTCCTTTACAGAAGAAATAACACTAAATAATATCCCATATATATTTACATTTAATTGGAATAGTAGAGGGGAATTTTGGGCTTTAGACATTGCGGATAGGGAAGAAAATCCTATTTTATCGGGGTTAAAATTAACGAATCAGAATGAGATATTAGGTAATTTTGTGGAAACGGGACAGCCTAAAGGATTACTTTACGTTGTAGACAATACACAGAGTATGGGTGATCTAACTTTCGATTCTTTTACAAGTGGCAAGGCTACTTTAATATTTGAGGAAATAGAATAATGGCACTCTTTGGGCGCTTAATTGAAATAGAAGTAGGTAAACCTGGGACAATTGGAAGAACTTTTTCTGAGTTCAGGATTACCTTTGATATTACAAAAACTGAGTATGCCCAAGAGGCTAATCCTTGTAAAGTACAAATATTTAATTTATCCGAAAATCTAAGATCTTACATATTCGCTGAGAAACAAAAAATAATTGTAAGGGCTGGTTATTTAGAAGAATCCGGTTTAGAGGTGATTTATATTGGGGATATTACCTCAAGGGAAGTAATATTAAGCGGTCCAGATATAATCACAGTAATTGACTCAGGTGATGGGGCAGAAAGTCTTAAAAAATCTAAAGTTTCCATGTCCTTTAACCCAGGGGCTACTGGGGATCAACTATTACAAAAAACTGTGGATTCTTTCCAATTACCCAAAAAAACTAATATAAATTTAATTGACATACCGAAAAAAGTATTTAATAATGGGTTTAGTTATATGGGTTCTTCCCCTACTGTCATGAATAAATTATGTAAAAATTTGGATCTCACTTGGTCTATACAAAATGAAGAATTAAAAATTTACAGAAAGTTTAACAATGATAAATCTTTAGCCATAAACCTTAACCCAAATACCGGACTATTAGGGATTCCCACTAAAACTAAAATTACTATTCAAGGTAAAGAAGTCGATGGATGGAATTTAGATTGTTTACTATTGCCAAAAGCTGAGCCTGGGGGATTAGTTCTTGTATCGAGTTCGGTCACAGGAGATAATAAAAAATTTAAAATAATAACTACCAAGCACGTAGGGGATAATATTGAAAGTGATTTTAAAACTAATTTACAAGTGGTGGAATTATGAATAATGTATCTTTTAGTGAGGCTTTACAAAGAGTAGTTAATACTTTTCTCTTTGAAAATTTTAATACGGCTATACCTGCAATAGTTGAAAAACAAGACGGTCCTTATAGAGTAGTAGTGACCCCAGCTATTAATCATAAATACCCTGATGGTACTATTCTAAACCATAATCCTATAGCCAATGTTCCTTTAGTTATGTCAAGAACTAAAAATGCTGTGATTAGACTCCCTAAACTTCAATCTGGGGATGGGGTTCTTCTTATTTTCTCACAAAAAGCGTTGGATACTTGGTTGTCAAGTGACAATACCAAGCAAGTCTCAGCAGACGACCCAAGGCGGTTTGACTTGACGGATGCAATTGCTATTCCAGGATTATTTCCATTCGACATAGAGACACCTTCCCCAGTGGATGAGGAATCTCTTGAGATTATACATAATGGGGCTATTATTTCAATTGACAAAAACGATAAAATTACTATGAGTAATTCAGATTGCACTATTGAAATAGATAGTAATAAAGTGAGTATTAATGGTGAAAATTTAACGGTGGATAAATGAATAAATTTTTAGTGGTAGATGGTTGTACATTAAAATTTAAAACACTTAGTAATTCAGGAATTATTACTATTACACCTGGGATAGACTTAAGTCTTAAAAGTAAAGCTGAGGGTAAACAAATATATAAACAAATTTCTTTTACTGTTGCGGGGGCTACGAATGGTACGGTGATTAATGCTACCGGAGTAGGTGTAATATCTGGGAATTCTGAAAAAATAAAATGTGATTTACTTCCGGTAGTGCTTGAAGATGCAGAATCACTGGATATTGTATTCACTGGAATTATACCACCAAGCACCCCAAGTACCTTTACTGATAAAATAATCATTAATAACCCTGGGCAAAGTAAAGTGAAAGGACTATAATAATGGATTTAGCGATTGACCTAACCACAAGAGATTTAACATTTACGGATGGGGATCTCACCTTTAAAACGGGGTCTGAGGCTTGTCAGCAAAGATTACAAATTAAATTACTATTCTTCTTTAATGAATGGTTTCTGGACACGTCAATTGGTTTGGATTGGTTTAATATTGTATTCATTAAAAATCCTGTACAAAATTTAATTGACAATATGATTTTAGTTGAAATCACCGATGATCCCGAAGTGATCACGGTATTAGAGTATTCCACAAGTTATAGTATACTTCAAAGAAAATTATCGATAAATTTAAAAATTGAAACTATTTTTGGAATTATTAATATTTCGGAGGCACTAACCATATGATATACGGAATTACACCTCAAGGCTTTAATATAAAAAGACAATCAGTTATTTTAGCTGATATGAAAAGTGAAACTATACAAAAATTTGGTAATGTCCAAACGGATGCACAAAGTGTCATAGGTCAGCAATTAGGGGTTTACTCTAAACCAGCTATTGACGTTTGGGAACAATTACAAAAAGTATATCTTAACCTAAACCCATCGACAGCCGTAGGGATTAGTTTAGATTATTGTGTAGCCTTCAATGGGATAACAAGATTACCCGCCATACCTTCTATTGGGTATATAGGTTTAAGGGGAACTTTAACTTCGGTAATACCTTCCGGTACTTTATTTAGTTCTTCTGTGACTGGTAAAGTGTTCTCATTGGTCAACGATACTACTTTAACGGATGAGAGTATTTATAGATGTTATTTACAAATAAATGATCTCCTACCAAATGAAATTTATAGGATTTCTATTTCTGATGGGTTTACAAGTTTTCTTGCACAAATTGACAGTGGGCCATCCCCTACATACGATACGATTTTAAATAACTTAGAAAGTCAAATAAATGCTGAAAGTACTTGTTTGGCCGATGCTGAAAATTTAGGTTTAGGTTGTATTAAGCTCACTGCTCGAACGTCAAGTATTCCTTTTAATTGCCTCAGTACCGTTGATCCTAAAATGGATTTTTACAATATGGTAACTATTATGAGTAGTGAACTTGGGGAAGTCCCTATTTCATTACGTACTATTGATAGTATAGATACCCCTGTGACAGGCTTGACAGAAGCGCTAAACTTTGAAGAAGGAGTCAAAGGAAGACTGCGCGAAACTGATTCAGAATTAAGAATAAGGCGCAAAGCCTCCTTAAAAGTAGCGGGGGCAGGAAACCTTGAAGCTATTATTTCAAGAATGATAAATGAAGTTCCTGATGTTATTACTTGTAAAGGTTATGAGAATGTAGAGGATTACTCTGTGGACGGACGGCCCCCGCATAGTATTGAAATTATTGTACAAGGGGGAATATCCTTTGACATAGCAACCCAGCTATGGAAAACTAAAGGTGGTGGTATTAAAACATTTGGTAATTCAATGCAGGATGTTTTAGATTCTAATGGTGACATACAAACTATGTATTTTTCACGTCCAGTGGTAGTTTACGGATGGGTATATGTGACGGTATACCTTTATGATGAGGAAATTTTTCCTACGGATGGTTTAGCTCAAATTAAAGACCAAGTTTTAGCTTACGGGTTATCTCATACTATTGGACTTGACATTATACCACAAAGATTCGTACCTAATATTTTGACCAATATCCCAGGTATTGACCATGTAGATATTGACGTAGCAAGAACAGTATTACCTGGGGATTCCCCAGCATATACAGATTTAACTATACCAATAGCGGCAACCGAGATCGCCGTGTTTGACCTGACAAGAATTTCAGCTAATTACCCAGCGTAAAGGAGTCTTTAAAATGTCAATTGACCTAACTATTATTAATGAAATGCACCAAGCCGTTACAGAATCCCATAATTTTAATATTCAACTAAAGAATAAAATAGAACGTGCTAAGCAGTTGGTTACTTTCTACGCAGAACTTGAAACGGAAGACTTAAAGGATGGAGCTTTACAGATTAATAATAAAAAAATTAATCTAAGTGAACTTAGTGATACAAGTGAACTAAAAGAATTCTTGCTGGACAGAATAATCAGTAAGTTTGACGTTATTAAAAATGAAATTGATAAAGATATTATTAAATTACCAAAACGGGAAAATAAGATAGACTCCCTTAAAGTAAAGGAATAATTTATGCCTTCCGTTTTAAATAGGGTTTCAGGTTCGGCTACTATACTTAATGTAAATAGTTTTGTTGAAGTTAATTTAGGTACTGGATGGACTTTGTCCAGAAGTTTTGTTACCTTTGGTATTTCATGCCCTACCACATCCGGGTATTATGAGGCTTCCTGTGTTACTGGGCAACTATCCACAAGCGGTAGTGATTTAATTGCCAGGTTTGAGCGTGCTTCTTCTGGGGTGTTTGTTGAATTGACTATAAATTATACTGTAATAGAATTATCTGGAATTACTGTACAAAGGGGAAGTGTAACTTTCAATCAATTGGACACCACCAAAACAGCGACTATTTCCTCAGTGACTACGAGTAAAACTTTTATTATTGCCACTGGGAGGACTAATATAACGAGTGCCGATCCAGTATATTTCTTATTTACTGCCTTAGTGTCTTCTTCCATATTATTGACTTTTCAAAGGGAATTAACACCCCCAGGTAGTCAGCAATTGTACGTAGAATACCAATGTATTACTATTCCCGATATAGTAAGTAAAGCTGTATATACTGGGAGTGTCACTTCTGCGGGGAGTAATCAAACCGATATTACAATTACTTCGGTAGACTTGACAAAGTCTATAATTATTCCCTATTATAGAACTTCTTTCTCTGGTATGCAAGGACAACATTTCAGGGAAACACATTTCACAAGCTCCACTAATGTACGTTTTGAAGCGTATACAAACATTACATCCGCAGCATTATATTATAGTTTTGTTGTACTCACTTTCCCTACAGCTAAAGTGAATAGGGGTTATTCTGCCTTTACCACGGGAAATACTTCCGAAGTGGTTAGTATAGGCGCTACTATAGACACTACAAAGTGTATGGCCCGCTTAATGGGGCAACAGCAAATATGTGAGGCTTATACAGCAAACCAAGACGCAGGGGATACCCACATGCGGATTTCTGCTTTGTCAACTACTCAATTAACAGCCACAAGAGGTAAATCTGGGGTAGCGGCTTATTTTGCTTGGGAGATTATAGAATTTGGTGTATTATCCGGTGTAAAAAAATGGGAACATTATAGAAAACAATTTATTAGACAATAAGGAGTAAGTTATGGATTTAAGGAAATCTACCTCAAGAACTGTATTAGTTGGGCCTTTTATAGATGAAACTAATGGAACCACAAGACAAACGGGATTATCTCTTGTCGCGGCTGATT